GGGCAAGGGTCTGAGCGACTCACGAAAAAGGTGACAGGAAGCCCCGAAAAGTTAAGTCTTGAGCAGGTTGAAGCGCAATCTCTTAGAGAATGCGGCAGCTCAATAAATCGTTCGGCAGATTAATGGGAAGACCCAGGAAAATAAAATACGAAGACAAGGTTGATGTCATTGACAGGGAGCTTCGAAAAAGAAAGCATAAGTGGCATCTAAATGCGGTAGCTTGGTTTGATTTTGAAGACGTAGAGCAAGTCATAAGGTTTCATATTTTTAAAAAATGGAATCAATGGGATCAAAAGCGGCCTCTTGAGCCCTGGATTAATAAGATTATATCCAATCAATTAAAAAATATTTTACGCAATCATTACAGCAACTTTGCGCGTCCATGTTTAAACTGTCCTTTTAATCAGTCAAACCAACACGAGTCGGTGCATGGCAATTTATGCGCTTTTACCCCGAGCGGAACTCAATGCAGCGAATGTAAGTTATACGCCAAATGGGAAAAAGGGAAAAAACATGCATACGATATAAAGTTACCGCTTGCATTGGAAAATCATCATCAAGAAGTTTTTTCGATAGCTTCTCGGGAATTTGATTTGATGAACTCCATCGGTAAGCTACATATAGAGATGAAGCTGGTATTAACTAAAAAACATTATGAAGTTTATGAAGATTTATTTGTAAAAAATTTACCAGAAGACGAGGTTGCGAAAAGGCTTGGTTATACCACTAATGAAAAAAACAGAAAAGCTGGCTATAAGCAAATTAAAAATTTAAAGAAAATGTTTAAAGAAAAAGCCGTAATCGTTATTCAGCAAAAAGATATTATAATTATCAATGACTAATCTAACTGAAGAACAAAAACAGCTTATCGGAAATAATTACAAAGCTATATCTGATTTGACACGCTTAACTCAAATGGTTTCTGGGGACGACAGTCTCGACGGACGAAGCAAGACTGGGAGAGCAATAAGGAAATTCATGATTGAGCAAGGGCTAAACTACGAAACAACCGTTCATAGGAAAGTTGACGCCATTGTCTTAACGGACGAAGAAAAGGAATTTCTGGATTCTCACACAGGACAAAATATGAGCAGCATTCAATTGGCGGAGCTTCTCTGGCCCAACAAGGAAATCAAAAAACTCTCAAAAGAACAGAGAGTTGTCGCCGATTATGTTAAAAATCATCATCCAGATTTTGTGCGCTCCGACGAAAGCGCGCTTGGTTTAAAATATAGTCCGCCCAAGGCAATGTCTAGATCAATTAAAAAGATCAATGATTTTGCTGGAAAAACCCTGGACGAAAACAAGCTTATGATGCAAGATAAAAAATGCGTAGAAGTTTTAATGAACTCTTTATCAAGCCCGAGGTTTATACAGATAATTAATAATTATGCCGATCAGGAGGACAGAGAATTGTTTGAAGCTGAATTTGTGAGGTGTGTGTGGGACAAGCCAGATTTAACGACTGATGAAATTAATTTGTATATTAATGTATGCATGGATTACATTAATTTAAAACATATTGAGCAACAAAAATCAAAATTAAATTTAATGTTCGATGATGCACAAGGTCAACAGGAATTTACCATTAGGCTTACGGAGATATTAAAAACAAAAAGCGAAGAATACAATCAGTGCGCGGGACGCATGGATAAGTTAATTACCAAATTAAACGGTGACCGCGCAAAAAGAGTTGCCTCAAGACAGTCACAAAACGCAAGCGTTTTAAACATAGTTCAACTATTCCAAGAAGAAGAGGAAAGAAAAATTATGATTCAAATGGCTGAAATGCAAAAACAAATCATAAGTGAAGAAGCAAACGAATTAGAATCCATGTCCGAGTGGAAGTCTAGGGTTTTAGGAGTAGCAAAAGAAGATGTCATTTAACTGCAAAGAATGTAATAAAGAGTTCGATACTGAAGCGGCCATCCACCGTCATCTAAAAATTCACGATATGACCTTGGCAGATTACTATACGAAAAATTTCCCGCGGAAGAATTTATTAACTGGAGAGTTGCTGCCTTTTAAAAATAAAAAAGATTATTTCGAAAAAGACTTTTCTACATATAGTCAGCTATTAAAATGGTGCCACGCGAACCCTCCTAACAAAGTAAAAGAATATTCTCTAAATAAATTAAAACAAAGAATAAAAGATAAAGAATTAAAACTTGGACCCACCCACTTGGAGCTGTTATTGAACGAAATGCCGACAGTAGATATTTATAAAAAGTTTTTTACAAGCTATTCCCATGCGTGCAGTCAAGCAGGCGTGACTCCAATGCTTTACCGAAAATTGCCCGAAGACTTCTTTGATACTCAAGACTTTAATGATTTACAAATAGTTGTTGATACTCGGGAAAACCATCCGCTGCCTTTTAAAAATATAAAAAAATTCGCCTTGGACTTTGCGGATTATACCGCAAGCGGAAGCAGGTATGATTATACCTTCGTAGAAAGAAAAAGCGAAAGCGACTTTAAGTCTACAATGTCGCAAAACTTTTCAAGGTTTCGGCGCGAGGTTTCCAGGGCTAAAGCAATGGATAGTTATATGTTTATTGTTGTGGACAGCGACATAAGGAAAATAAAAAAACAAAACCACTTTTCTCCGCATCCAGCAAACTTGAAATTTATTTTTCACAACATGAAGGCTTTGTGCCATGAGTTTCCAGAAACGTGTCAATTTATATTCTCTGGGAATAGAACATCTTCAATAGACCTGATACAAAGAATTTTATATTTTGGTAGAAAAATATGGTACTGTGACTTACAGTATTATATAGACGCAAGGAATTATGGCTTGGGAAAAAGGAAATCAAAAGGAACGCGTAAACAAAACTCGCGACATAAACAAGCATCTCTTAGCTGGTAATATTGGCTTTCTTGAAGAAAAAGAGGCTAAAATTCTTTTTTACAAATTTCTTCGAGAGAATATAACCTTCTCAGCAGACTTGTTAATGGGAATTAAACTCTTTCCGTTTCAACACATGGCTATCAAGGCAATGTTTCAAACGGATTATTTCATGGGAGTATGGTCTCGAGGAATGTCGAAATCTTTTACGACTGGCGTCTATGCGATGTTAGACGCGGTTTTAAATCAAGGGGTTGAAATTGGAATATTGTCTAAGTCTTTCAGGCAAGCAAAAATGATCTTCAAGAAAATAGAAGATATTGCTGCAAAACCTGAAGCCGCTCTATTTGCTCAGTGCATTACCAAGAAGACTAAAAGCAACGATGAGTGGCTCATGGAAATAGGTAGGTCAAGAATTAGGGCGCTACCGTTGGGTGATGGAGAAAAACTTCGTGGTTTTCGTTTTCATAGAATTATTATTGACGAGTTTGCGCTTATGCCAGAAAGAATTTATAATGAAGTCATAATTCCTTTCTTGTCGGTGGTTGAGAACCCAACACAGCGAGAAGATTTATACAATCTTGAAACAAAAATGATTGAGCAGGGCAAAATGACCGAGGAAGAGAGATATGTTTGGCCTAATAATAAACTAATATCCTTATCATCTGCGTCGTATAAGTTTGAATACATGTATAAAGCGTATACTCAGTTTGAAAATTTAATACGTAACCAACCTATTGATGACACTGCTCATCGCACAATTATGCACTTTTCATATGATTGTGCCCCAAAACAGCTTTACGATCAGAATTTATTAAATCAAGCCAAGTCTTCCATGAGCCAAAGCCAGTTTGACCGAGAGTTCGGCGCTGTTTTTACGGACGACAGCAGTGGGTATTTTAAGATATCAAAAATGGCAGAATGCTCGATCCTAGATGGAGAGAGTCCTTCTATTGAGGTTGCTGGTGAAACTGGAGCGGAATATTTAGTTTCTTTTGATCCCAGTTGGGCGGAAAGCGAAAGCTCTGATGATTTTGCCATTCAGGTTTTGAAGCTTAATAAAGAAAAGCAAATAGGCGTAGTGGTTCATAGTTACGCACTTGCTGGAGCCAACATGAGGGAGCATATAAAATATTTGTCGTATATACTGAAAGCATTCAATGTCGTTATGGTGATTGGCGACTATGCTGGAGGAGTTCAATTTTTAAGCGCTTGCAATGAAAGCGAAATATTTAAAAAAGACAATCTAAAATTAAAAACAATTGAAGTTGATTTTGAAAAGCCCGAGGCATATAATTCTGATCTGCAAAAAGCACGAAACGAATATAATAAAACCGAAAAGAAAATATGTTATTTAAGAAAGCCTACTTTTGTAAGTTCCAGCATATCGCTTTGGTGTTCAACGAAATCGATCATTTTTGCTTCTTTTGTCATTTTTTCGCTTAACATGTCACTACCTCTTAAATATTTTAATTTCTCAATGGGAATTTGTTTTCGTCTCTGTATTT